TAGTCGTAAACATTATTGAAGCTGATGCTGATTTTGCGTCGGAGCATAGTCTAATTGCAGTTTCAGAAAATGCTGAAATCGGTGGGGCCTATGACGGCTCTAGCTTTACTCGTAAAGTTGTAACTGATGACAGAACAACTGAGCAGAAAATAGAGGATGCTAGAGAAGAACGTGATGGCGCTTTGAAATCATGTGACTGGACTGTGATGCCTGACAGCCCCTTGTCCGAAAGTAAAAAAACAGAGTGGCAAACATATCGTCAGGCATTGCGTGATATCCCAGCGCAGTCTGCTTTTCCTAACAACATAACTTGGCCCACAATTCCAGAATAAGGACACACTAATTAATGTTTGGCTCACTTGCGATATCTGAAAGAGCTATATCAGATCAACCATTAGCTCAAGTTATTTTATCTGCATCAGCTTCTCTATCTGCAAACTTTACACAAACAGCAGATGCGATTGCAATAGCCTCTGGAGTTTTAGAACTAAGCGGAACATCTTCTAAAGTATCTGTTGGCGTAGGAATTTTATCTGGTGTAATTGAGCTTTCAAGCAATCTTACTCAAACTTCTGATGGTATACGTATCGCAGTAACTGGCGTTGATGTTGTATCAGACTTTACTAAAACAACTAACGCTACTCCTATTTTTGTAGGAACATCAAGTCAAACAGCATCGTTTACGAAAACATCTACCGCTACAAACATTGCATCTGGTGCATTGTCTGTAGATAGTAACTTTACTAAAACATCTGCTGCAGAAATTTTAAAAGGTGCAAGATTTACTATTTCAGGTGTTACCGCATCTGGCTCTGCAAATGATGTAGGAATAGCTACAACGTCATTTAATTTCCAAGCGGTACGGGCGCAGTACAGTCGGGCTAGAACAGTAAAAGTACCACGAGCAGCATAATGAGTACGGTAGCAGAACGAAGAATAAGTGTGCCTTTTGAAAATAGAATAGTACACGTAGCTCGTGGAACAACAACAGACGATAGAACTATATTAGTTAAATTTGAAAATAGAACAGTATACGTAGAAAGACAACCGGGATCTGGTGAACGTACTGTGCATGTAACGGGGTAATATTAAATGTCATTTCGTTGGCCTACTAAAGATAAAGACGAAACACTAGACTACAGTGTTGACTGGTCACGTTTTCTAGAATCTGCAACTATTAGTTCAGTTCAGTGGCACGTGAAAACAGATGAAATAGGCAAGACAGCCATAGCAGCAGGTGAAACTTTAACTGTTGCATCTAGTAGTGCAGTAACAGATAACATACAAAATGTTTCACAGTCTAATACAACTACAGTAGCAACTATAAATATAGCAGGTGGTGTGAATAATCGTGAATACACATTTACTTGCACTATGACTGATAGCACTGCCAGCGTTGCTGAACGTACTATTAAACTTAAAATTAAAGAGAAGTAAATCATGGCATATGACTTTGTTGGATTAGTTAACGATGTTAATAGACGCTTGAATGAAGTAGAGCTTACGACTTCTAATTTTGCTACTGCCACTGGTTTTTATGGGCAAGCAAAAGATGCAGTCAATGCTTCTATTCGTTATATGAATCAATCTCAATACGAATGGCCTTATAATCATGTAGAACAAGAAGATACTTTAACTGTAGGTGTTACACGATATGCTTTTCCTACAGATACAAAAGTAATTGACTTTGAAACTTTTAGAATTAAAGAAGATACTACTTTAGGAAATACTACAGTTAAATTACCTTTGATTTCTTACGAAGAGTATCTTGACAAATATGTAGACCAAGAGTATAATAGCACGGCTACTTCTTCAGGACAGGGTGTTCCTCAGTTAGTATCTCATGCACCTTCGTTAGAATATATTATGACTCCTGCTCCTGATAAAGCATACACAGTTGTTTATGAGTACTATAGAATACCTGTTGATTTAGCTTTACATGACGATGTACCTGTTGTGCCAGAAAGATTTAGGCATATAATTGTTGATGGTGCTATGCACTATGCATACCTATTTCGTGGCAATACCCAAGATGCTCTTGTAGCTAAAGAAAAGTTTGAAGAGGGTATTAGCCATATGAAGTCTATGTTAATCAATCGCTATACATATGTTCGCTCGTATCTTATACAGCAAAACACTGGTGGTGGCGGTAGAATGGGATACGCAAGGCTACCGTTGTAATGGACAAATGGCAAACTTATCCTATAGAATTTCGTGGTGGGTTAGTAACGAATTTAAGTCCTTTACAACAAGGAACAAATTTACCCGGTTCAGCACGAATACTACGTAACTACGAACCTTCTGTTGAAGGTGGGTACAGACGTATTGAAGGATATGAAAAATACGATAGCAATATTATACCGCCATATGGTGCGCCTGTTGTACACGGTGCAAGTCAAAGCGGCACAACACTTGTTATAGCTGCAATACATACAACACCAGTAGTAGGTGACACTTTTACAATAGCAGGAGTAACAGGTACATATACAATAGCATCAGGTGGTGTTTCATATGATGCTGCTACTAATAGAGCTAGTCTTACATTAACAGGTAGTTTAGCTTCAAGTCCCGCTAATGCAGCGGCTGTTACATTTGCAAGCACTGTGTCTAACTATTTAGCATTAGGTGTTGCAAGCTGGGAAGATTCAGCAATTGTAGCAAAAAATGATGACCTGTTTAAAAGTACAGGCAGTGGTTTTACAAAGATTAATGTTGAGGCTTTTGGAACACCTCTTGTTAATGGAGCAAGTCAAACAGGAACTAGTCTTGACGTAGATGGAATTGTAGGTATACCACAAGCAGGTGACGTATTTAAGATAGCAGGGGTAGACCTTACTTATACAGTAACCTCAGATGCATCTGTAACAAGCGGTGCTGCTACTATAGCGATTAGTCCAGCACTGGCAAGTAGTCCAGCAGATAATGCAGCGATTACTTTTATATCTTCAAACAGAGAAGGTGCTGTAAGAGTTAGATTTGCTAAATATAATTTTAATGGCACTGAAAAAATAGCCATAGTAGATGGAGCTAATGTTCCAGCACTATATGATGGTACAAACTTTACATCTTTAAATAGCGCACCTACAGATGTAGTAGGAGCAACGCATACAATCAAATATAAAAACGCACTGTTTTTTGGCAAAGGATCTACCTTATCTTTTACAGCACCTTTTGATGATGACAATTTTACCGTTGCAGATGGTTCGGGTTCTATAAATGTAGGTGGTGTAATTTCTGGTTTAGTTGTTTTTAGAAATCAACTAATAATATTTACAGAAAGAAACATACAGCAATTAGTAGGAGATACTATTGCAAACTTTAGCTTACAGCCAATCACAGAAGACATTGGTTGTATTGAGGGAGATACAATAAGAGAAATAGGCGGTGATGTAATATTTCTTGGACCAGATGGTCTTAGATTGTTAAGTGCAACAGAGCGTATTAATGATTTTGGATTGGCTGCAATATCAAAAGTAATACAGCCTAATATAACAGATTTTATTACTGCTAATACGAGTTTTACAAGTTGTGTTATTCGGGAAAAATCACAATATAGATTGTTGGGCTATAATAACAATATTGCACAATCAAGCGCACAAGGTGTAATAGCAACACAGTTTGCTGAACAGGGTGGGACTGGCACTGCCTTTGCAGAAACAAGAGGTATACGTGCTTATGTAGCAGACAGTAATTATAATGAAGCTGTAGAAGTTGTACTGTTTGCAAACAATGATGGCTATTTATACCAAATGGAATCAGGAAACAGTTTTGATGGTTCTAACATAGTAACTACGTTTGCTACTCCACATTTAACTATTCAAGATCCTAGAGTACGTAAAACATTTTATAAAATATTTCTTTATACTGATCCACAAGGAAGTGTAAACTTTAATCTAAGTTTAAAACTTGATTTTGATACGACAGGAATCATACAACCTAGTCCTATAAACTTTGCTAATACTTCTGGTGTTGTAGGATTTTATGGGTTGGGAACATACGGAACTACAAAGTTTGGAGCAAAGTTAACAAAGTTATTTGAAACGCAGGTAATAGGATCAGGCTTTGCAGTTTCATTTCAATTCGACTCAAACAGTGCTGATGCCCCGTTCTCTATTGATGCACTGACAGTAGAATATAGCAACAACGATAGAAGGTAGGAGATACTATGGGTACAGGATATACTCGTAATGACACCAGTAATAACATAGCCGATGGTAATGTTATCAATGCGTCAGATTTGGATGGCGAGTTTGATGCAGTAGAATCTGCGTTTAACTCTAGTTCCGGTCACACACATGATGGCACATCTGCTGAAGGCGCACCCATAACAGTGCTTGGGCCTGTGCAAGATTTTGTTGCTAGTGCTACGGAAATTAAACCAAAAACAGACAACACTCTAGACATAGGAACATCGTCTTTAGAGTTTAAAGACTTGTACTTAGATGGTAAAGCGTATATTGATGGTCTTGGTGAAAATCTATTAGTAGACACAGATAAATCTATTCAGTTTAGAGATACTGCACTAACTATTAACTCAAGCACTAATGGTCAGCTTGATATTAATGCAGATGTTGAGTTAGAAATAACTGCGCCTACCGTTGACATTGACGCTTCCACTGCAGTTACTATTGATACAACCACTCTTACAATTACAGGATCTGCTAACGTAGCTGGTGATTTAGACGTAGACAATATTAATATTAATGGAAACACAATTATCAGCACAGACAGTAATGGCAATATTGCCTTAACCCCTAACGGCACAGGCGAAGTTGACATTAGTAAAGTTGATATTGATAGTGGTGCTATAGATGGCACAGTTATAGGTGCAAATAGTGCCGCTGCTGGAACATTTACAAATCTAACATCTACTGGCACGTCTACTCATGCTACTGTAGACATAAACGGTGGTGCTATTGATGCTGTAACTATAGGAACAAACAGTGCAGTAACAGACCTTCGTGTAGACAATTTAAAGTTAGATGGTAATACAATATCTAGCACAGACTCTAATGGTGACATTACTATTGACCCAGATGGAACTGGTGTTATTGATGTGCCTAGCACAACTAAAGTGCAGTTCCGTGATAGTGGGCTATTTATTAATTCTAGCACTAATGGACAACTAGACATTGACGCTGATGCAGAGTTAGAAATAACTGCACCAATAGTAGATATAGATGCATCTACCTCTGTAAACATTAGTAATGATTTAAAACTAGATAGTGACTCTGCTATTTTATCTTTTGGTGCAGATAGTGAAATCACTGTCACACACGAACATAACACAGGACTAAAGGCAAAGGCAGCTAGTGGCTTTGAGTTAAATCTACAAACTAGCCATGACTCTATAGAGGCTACAGATGTTATAGGTAAAATTACATTTAATGCTCCTGATGAATCTAGTGGCACAGATGCAATATTGGATGGTGCTGCTATTGAGGCTGTAGCTGAAGCTACTTTCGCTTCAGACAATAATGCAACTGCTCTTGTGTTTAAAACAAATACATCTGCTGCAGCCACAGAACGTATGCGTATTAAGTCTGATGGCACTATTGTTATGGATACACAAGTAGACATTGACAATATAACCATAGATGGCAACACTATCAGTAGTACAGATTCAAATGGCAACATAAACTTGTCTCCTAATGGAACTGGCACTGTAATAATAAATACAGATCTTGATGTAGATAATATTAATATTAATGGCAATGCTATAACTTCTACAGATAGTAATGGCAACATAGCAATTACACCTAACGGAACTGGTGAAGTTGACATTAGTAAAGTTGACATCGACAGTGGTGCAATTGATGGAACAGTAATTGGTGCTAATAGCGCAGCGGCTGGAACTTTTACTACATTGACTGCAACAACTTTAAGTGGTGCTTTGAATCTAAATAGTCAGGCACTAACTAATGTTGATATAAATTCAGGTTCAATAGACGGAACAACTATTGGTGCAAATAGTGCTGCTGATGGCACATTTACTGCAGTAGATGTAGATAATATTAATGTCAATGGAAATACTATTAGCAGTACAAATAGTAATGGAGATATTACTTTAGATCCTAATGGAACGGGTCATGTTGTAATTCCTGCTGACATAGGTATAGGAACAACAAGTCCATCAGCACGTATTCATATTGAAGCTGCTACGCCTACCATTCGTTTAGAAGACACTAACGCAAATGGGTATGCGGCACTTTCAGCAAACAATACTCGTGGCGGTCTTACACTTCAACTTGACCCCGATGATGTGGATAGCAGCACAGACTTTCGTGTTCAAGTTGATGGCACAGAAGTTATACGGGTTGATGCTAATGGCTTACTATTCAACGGTGACTCAGCCGCCGCTAACGCTCTTGATGATTATGAAGAGGGTACATGGACAGTTGGTGCAACAACAAGTAGCGGAACTGCTGCTTCTTTTGGTTCGGAAGAAGGTTTTTATACCAAAATTGGAAGACAAGTTACTGCGACTGCAATAATAACAAATATAACGCCGGGTGGAACAGCCGCAAGTCCATTAAGAATAAGTGGTCTGCCATTTAATCCTAACACACACGATGCAATTGGCAGTGCTATTTGGACGCAAATAGATCTTCAAGGATCAGATACTAGATACTACTTAGCACCAAGAGCAGATTCATCAGGAAATTATATAGATTTTCCGCAGAGTGGTGAACAAAATAACACTACAAATTTAGACCACGCCGATCTAGACAGTGGTAATACGTCTGACATAACTTTTACCATAACATATGTTACATAATGTTAACTCATTGTGGATACTTTGAGTTGGACAGTCCAATAGCCAAGAGGAGATAAACATGGCACTAACAGAAGAAACAGTAAACGATAAAATTGAAGTTGTAAACAAAGGCACTTACTCACTTGTTCAAGTGCGCAAGGCTACAATTATTAAACGTGATGGCGTAGAAATTAGTCGTTCATTCCATCGTACATCAATTATGCCTGATGCAGATTTATCAGGTTTAGATTCTGATGTTTCTGCTGTTTGCACAACAGTTTTTACAGATGCTTGTAAAGCTGGCTGGGCAACAGTTCTTGCTTCTTTAAACGAAGAGTAAACTTATGGAACTTTCAAGCATTATGTTTTGGAATATTTTTCTTACACTGGTTATAGCTCCAGCGTTTTGGATGTTCCGTTCATTAATGGCAGAAGTAAAGCGTATTGATATACTACTAAATAAAACAAGAGAAGACTACGCAACTCGTTTAGAGTTACGTGATGACATGCGACAAGTAATGGATGCGTTACACAGAGTCGAAGATAAACTAGATACAATGTTGAGTAGGAACTAAGTATGGCAATGTTCAAAGCATTTAAACCCAGTGGAATGGAAAAAATAGCACGTTCTATGGGCTATCAGGGTAACATGCAAAACTTTCAAAGTTTTCTTGCACAAGACCCGATGAGACAACAACAAATGCAAAATTTTACAAATAAAGCTATGCAGATGGCTAGAGGCGGTGTTGTAAAAATGCAACAAGGTGGACAGCCTACAGGTCAGCCTATTTTATATAGTGGACAACAAGCACCTACGCCTGTTTTATCTCAACCGCCAGAACAACAGTTTACAAGAACAGAACCCGTTTTATATAAAAAAGGTGACAAAGATATACCAAAAGGTAAAAAACCGGGAGATATTAAAACGCCCGGAACTAAAACACCTATACCCGGAATCGCTTCATTTACAACACAACAAATGTATAACCCTGCTTTGCCTCAAGGTGGCGTAACAGTAGCTGCACAAATGCAGCCAACTAGAGATCAAGACATTGACCCTAGAACGGGTATGCTTCGTGGTCAAGTTGCTGCTGGAACAACAATGGCTACAACTGCACAAGCAGCAATGCAACAACAAACTGACGCAAACTTAATGCAAGCAGTAACTGCTGCACCTGCTATTGACGCTGCTGTAAATTCAGTTCAAGCTGCACAACTTAATCCTGACGATCCTCGTAATCAGATAACTGCTGCACAACAAACAGCATCTTCTGTGGGTAGCCTAGATGCAGCACAGGGCAATGAGATACTTATCGACAATCCTGTGCAACGTCAAATACAACAGGGTGAATTAATCAGTGGCACAGGCGTTGATGCTGCTAAAGCTGCAAAGTTAACTGCACAAACAGAAGCTGCTGCTGCTACTGCACAGCCAAGCCAACAAGCTATGGTGGCAGAACAGCTTGATGGTCTGATGCAGGACTTTGAAGGTGGTACTACACCAGCATGGGCTGCAGGAGCTATGAGGGCTGCTACAGCGGCTATGGCTGCTCGTGGGCTAGGTTCTTCTAGCCTTGCGGGTCAGGCTGTTGTACAGGCTGCTATGGAGTCTGCGTTACCTATTGCACAAGCAGATGCGGCTACAATAGCTAGGTTTGAATCACAGAACTTATCTAATAGACAGCAATCAGCGATGCTGGCTGCAGAACAACGTGCTAAATTTATGGGCATGGAGTTTGACCAAGCATTTCAAACAAAAGTAATGAATGCCAGCAAAATTAGTGACATTGCTAATCAAAACTTTACTGCAGAACAACAGGTGCAGCTAGAAAACTCTCGTATCGCTAACACAATGAATTTAAATAACCTGTCTAATACACAGGCTCTTGTAATGGCTGAAGCTGCTGCACTTTCACAACTAGACACTTCAAATTTAAATAATCGCCAACAAGCTGCTGTGCAAAATGCGCAAAGTTTCATGCAGCTTAATATGGCTAACTTGTCTAATCAGCAACAGACTGAACTGTTTAAAGCACAACAAAGAGTTCAATCATTATTTACGGATCAAGCTGCAGAAAATGCGTCACGGCAGTTTAATGCATCTAGTCAAAATCAAGTTGACCAGTTCTTTGCAAATCTCTCAAGCCAAACTTCACAATTTAATGCATCTCAAAGAAATGCACAGGCTAAGTTTAATGCTGGCGAAGCAAACGCTCAAGAAAGATTTAATGCAGACTTAAATAACCAACGTGACCAGTTTAACGCACAGAACCAACTTGTGATTGCACAGTCTAATGCTCAATGGCGTAGACAAATTGCAACTGCAAATACGGCAGCTATTAATCGTGCTAACGAATTAAATGCTTCTGCTGTTCTTGATATAAGTAAAACGGCGTATGATAATTTGTGGAATTTTTATTCTGATAGTATGGAGTGGGCGTGGACATCTTCTGAAAATCAACTAGATCGTATAAATGCTTTAGCTCTTGCTGAAGTAGATGCTAAAACAAGAGCTAGAATTGCAAAAGAACAAGGACGATCTGCTGCAGGTTCTGCTATCGGTGGTTTAATTGGTACTATAGGTGCTGCATTAATTCAATGCTGGGTAGCACGGGAAGTTTATGGTAATAATGATATGCGTTGGTTTATATTCCGTGCTTGGTTAAAGTATGACGCACCTAAGTGGTTTGAAAAACTATACTTGACACACGGTGAAAAATATGCTAAGTTTATAAGTAACAAGCCACCACTAAAATGGTGTACTAAAAAACTTATGGACTTAGTTGTTGAACGCAAAGGAAAGATGCACAATGTCCAGACAGTATAATCCCGCAATACAATCATATAAAAATATGAAGTTAGATGAGATGCCTAAACAGCAAAAGAAACAGGCATCAGGATTACTTGCGCCTAAAAATATGAACATGACAAATGCTGATGAAGATTTGTCTAGTCCTTTAGTGCGTGTTAAAAAACATATGCAAGCTATACGTGAACGTAGGATATCTAAACATGGCACTTGACACAACTCCACTATTTGATGCACCGATTCCGGGTATGTCTTTGACCCACGAATTAGGCGCAAGACCTTGGCAACAGCCAGCACAGTATCCTACTGTGGATGAGGCCATTCAATATTATATGGATAAAATGACATCTGATGAGTTTATGGATCAGCTTATTGATGTAGTTGAAATGGGTATACCCGTTGCAGACATTGCAAATATTATGCAAGTATCTAGCGTAATGGAAGGCGTTCATAGTTTAGATGTGGGTGTGCTAGTGGCTCCCGTTTTAATGGAAATGATTATGTTTATTGCTGAAAGTGCTGACGCTGAATATGTAACTGGACTTGATGAGCCTACTGAGGGGCAAGTAAGTAAAGCTAAAATGGCTAAAATTATGCAAGAACTTGAGCAAGAGGTTGGTAATATTGAGCAGCCAGAAGAAACTGAAACAGCTAAAGTAGAACAAGCTGATAGTGAAAATAAGCCTAAAGGCTTAATGGGACGGAGACAATAATGAGTTTTGGCGAAGGTTTTGTAACAGGATTAGCTAGTTCATTAGATAGAGCATTGCAAGTTGATATGCAACGTAACATGGATAGAATGTCACGTGCGGAGGAGTTTGCCACAAGACGCAGATTACAAAAAATTGAGTTTACAGAAACTAAAGGAAGAGAATTAAAAGAAAATTTACGAGAACTTGCTGCTCTTACGGGAAGCAATCGCCGTGCAGCTATGGCTGCTGAAGGTGTTGGTGGTACTTCAGATGCAATTGCTGAACTTGTAACAGACTTAAAAGAACAACGAAAAAAATTAGGAAAAGAGTTTAGCGTTAGTAAGTTTATTGATTTTTCTGGTGAAGAAACTTTAACAGACCCACGTACTCTTGTTGATAATTTTAATAGGTTTAAGCCTGACGTAGACTTTAGTGCTAAAATACCTTCTGGAATGGGTAAGACTACTGGTCTTATGGGTGCATTAGGCATAGAAATGAAACGTGATATAGGTGCAGACGTAGAAGCTACTGTTCCAGTTGACGAAGAATACACAGCACCTCGTGATACATCAGAAATACCTTCGGCAACTATTAGTTTTGCTGAAGGGTATGAAGCAAGAGAGTTTGCTGCTAAGTTTGAAAAAAATAAAGACGAGGCGTATAAAAGCACGGAAAACATTCTTGCGTATGGTCAACAGTTAATGCTAGAAAATAAGCCGGGTACAGATGCACATACTCAAGGCCAGACATACTATGATATGGCTATGCAAACTCTGAAAGAGAAGAAACAGAATGAAAACGCAGACAATGCAACAACACTAAATCCAACAACTGGAATTAAAATAGTTGACCAAGTAAAAAATACTTTTTATGATGCGGAATTTACAGAGACAACTAAAGATAGGCTGATAGCTAAACTAACTGGTACAAGTTCATATAAAGCTTATTTTGCTGCGCAGCCTTCTGTGATTGATGAGATACAGAAAACAACAGCAGCTTATAATAATGATGCTACACTGCAAAACTTTTTGCGTGTTGAGCAACGTGCTTTTAATACCAATACTCAAACATATCTTAATAAGTTTTCTCAACAAGATATAGAAGAGAATAAAGCATATACCTTTGATGAGGATGGAAATGCAACAGCCAATGCAGCTATTGAACCTAGTGCGACAGTTGATGCACAAGGCAAACCTCTGTTTGGTATTGGTGATATGAGCATGGTTAAGTATTATGACCCACAGAATAATACTTATATAGGAGATACTGTCGCAGTTTGGATGGGTAATGACTGGGCTTACTTGGAGTAAGTTACATGGTTAAGATACTTAATTACGCATCTCCTGAAATAGAAGAGCAGTATACTACACAGGAAACTGAAGACCAGCCTGTTGTAGATACAAGCACTATAGCAAAACCAGTACAGGAAGAAACAAAACCTGTAACAAAAGGTCCACGTATCCTGCGTCCTGCAGGTACAACAACTCCCCCTAAAGCAAGTATATCAGCAGTACGTGCAGCGCAGTCTAGTGCGCCTACAGGACCATCTGTGCCTACAGGTGTAACTGAAGAAGATATTGCTTTTGAAGAGGCTAAAAAAGAACAAGAACGGTTAGCAGCTATTGAAACTAAAATAGATTATGAAGCTGCTGATGCTGAAACAGATATGCCTCAAACAGATAAATTTAAGTTTATGACTAGGGAACAGATGGTGCGACTTGGTATGGCTACACCAGAAAAAGTAGTAGACACTACTACACGTGCGTATCGTGCTAGAAAAGAAAATGCTGAAACTGCAGAGGATATTGCTAGTGGTGCAGCAGAACTGGGTATATCAGAAAACGAGTTTATTCGTGATTTTGTCATACCTCGTATGCCAGACAAGGTAGATGCTAATGGTGATCCTGACGAAAACGGCAACCCAAGCCTTATGAAAAAGTTTTTGTCTACGCCTGTGGCTGGACCTGTATTTATGCGGTCTTTGCTCAAGGTAGGTGGAGCTATAAATGTAGGCACTGCAGCCTATAACGATTTTATAGACGATGCAGTTACATCCCTTGCTGAAAATAGTCCAGATACATATAAAGATGTTAGTAAGTTTGTATTTGGCGGTAAGGTGGACAAAGATACTTTTGTTAAGAAGCTAATGCGTGAGTCGGGAAACACTTTGCTCATGCTTGAAGGTATACCTGCATTGGGTACAGGTGCTAAACTAGGTAGTGATTTTAAACAAGCTGCTAAACAGGTAGAAAAAGAAAGCCGTAGATTAAATGTACAAATGGCTAAAGCAATGTCACAAAAGCAAGCTGATGAGAAAGCTGCGCTGGCTAAAGATGTTGCCAAACAAAATAAACAAATAACTACAGACTATATTAAAGAGTTTGAGCAAAAGATTGGCGCACGTAGTAAACTAAATATTGAAGAAGTCATAGATGAAAGCAAGATAATATCAACTGCAAAAGGTGGGCAGCTTATTATAGACGAAAAGAAAGCACGTGCTGTTGGCAAACAAAAGCTAGAGGATATAGATGGTCAACCTATTAACCTTATAAACATGGCTGAAGGTGAAGACAAAGTAGCAGACTTCTTGGATTTAGCGGGTGATACTTTGACTATCAATGTTATTCGTCCAGAAAAACTAGATGCATTTACTGCTGCTGCTGCTGACATTATTGCTAAGAAGCCAGACTTATACAATCCAAAGAAACGCTTAGTAGATAACTTATTTGAAATGTCCGTTAATCAAGAAGCACTACAAACAGATGAGTTGCTTTCCTTATTAAATAAATATGATCTATCCTATGAAGACTACGCTACTATGGTTCTTGGCTCTGCCAGTGATGCAGGTAGGGTGCTACAGAAATTCTCTCAGCTATCTAAACGCATAAAACCTAAAGGTGAAATAGATAATATCCGTGCTGCTGCTGTGCTGGATAATCAAAACGGTATTATGAAGTTTATCCGTAGAACTGAGAACATTCGCCGTGGATTGCTGGTGTCTCAGATTGCTACTGCTGCACGTAACTTAACGTCTGCAGGTATTCGTGCGCCATTAGAGGGTCTACAAAACGTAATGGACACTGCTTTATATAACATGGGGCAGGAAGGGATAGCCGCAGGTGCTAAGTCTATTGTGTCTAGGGCTAACTGGGACGATAGCTTTAGGCATATGCGCTACATGTTTGACGCTAAAAATGCTAGTGAGGTACGTGGCTATACAGACTTCGTTCTGTCTCGTCCCGGCATGAGCCAACAGTTTGATATGATGTATAATCAGATTAACGAAGTACGTAGAGCAACGGGTGCTGGTACAGGCGGTAAACTGGATAAGACACTAACCTTTATTGAGGATGGTGTAGATGTATTGAACACACCAAACCGTTGGCAGGAATATCTTGTTAGACGCAGTTCGTTCTTGGCTGAACTAGAACGTCTGTCAAAGAATGAGTATGGCATAGACCTGATTGAAGAGGTTAATGCAGGTAGACTTAATGACTTATTAAATGATGCTCCTGATATTATAGGAGATAAACGATCTTTCAAGCAACTTGTAGCTGACGCTACAGAAAAAGCATTGGACATTACCTATGCCAAGCAACCAGATACAGAAGTATTCAGGAACATTACGTCATTTATTACAAACAATGGTCTGACTATTATTACTCCATTCCCACGCTTTATGTTTAACAGCATGGAGTTATTTGGCAACTATGCTTTTGGTGCATTAGCACCGCTAAGAAGAAAAGCAATGGGCATTGCCATTAAAGAAAGACGTGGGCCGCTATCTGCTAAAGAACGTAAGCAGCTATCTCGTAACATAATTGGTGTTATGGGTATATTGCCAGCAGCTATGTACTATCGTGGTCAGGAAGACGCACCAACAGATTACAAGATGCTGCGCACTGATGATGATAAGCTGATGGACACAACACCACAGTCGCCTATCTTGCGTCAGGCTTTGTGGATTGCTGAAGCTGCAAAAAGATATAATGATGGTACATTATCTAACTGGTATGACCACCGTGACGCTAAAGAAACATTCCTTGGTGTTAACGTGCGCACTGGCGCAGGTGATGCAGTCTTTAATGACATTGCAAAGATGATTGAAACTGCTGATGCGCAGAGTGGAGAGACTATAGGCTCTACATTTGGCACTATATTTGGTGAGTATGCTGCTACGTACTTTACACCACTAAATCAAATCATTGATGCGCAGCGTGGCACAGGTGAACGTGGGTTAGAGTATAGAGATGTACGCCAAGAGCCTGTGCTTGGTGAAACAGGTGTTGAAACAGCAATTGAATCGTTTAAGCGTGAGGCTGCAGAGCCTTTTGCTAGGCGTGGCTATGCAACTTTGCTGTCCCCAGAGGAAGAGGATAAGTTACCGTTAACAGAAACACTATTCCAAGAGGGAGAAAAACGGGAACGTATTATGCCACTACTCAAGGTGTTTACTGGTATTGGTTTGACAAAAGAATCTAGTGAAGCAGGTAAGTTTCTTGAGGGGCTGGGCTTTCGTGATTACAAGATACGTACTAAAACTATATCGCCGGGCTTCCAAAGATATGAAACCAAAGTTCTTCGTGAGTTACTTCCCACTATGGTAGACGTAGTAAAAAGCCCAGAGTTCATGCGCATATATCGCACTGAGGCACGTAAGCGCAGTCCAGAGGAGCGTGAAAGAAAATCTGATGAGGCGTTCATTAAAGATGAACAGACAAGACGCATCACAGAAATACTAGCAGATTACAAACGTGCCATTGACCCTGTTCTTGAAGGGCAGGATGAAAAGGGATTAGTTGACCCAAAGACTGGTAATCCTATTGATGTACGTTTAACAGGTTATCTTGAGGCACAACAAAAGCTGCGTAAAATGAAACCAGCAGAAAGACGTGCGGCTCGTAATGCTTTGCCTAATATACTGCAGGAGTTAGGGCGAGGGGACGAGAAGCCTAGCTTTGCTAATGAAGACCACGTTAGAATGATGTTAGAGTATATCAAAGAAACTAGACTATAAAAAGAGGGGGCTTAATTGCCCCCTTCTTCCTCTGTCATTAGAGGTATGAGTATCAGATATGATACTACTATTATTGTAAGTCCCACCATCCATCATACTCCTTTGCACAGTTACATATATCGTTTAGTAATCCCATACCAAATGCGTAGAGTAGCCATCCACCGATAGCTACAAACGGTGTTATCTTAACGATTGTCACCGTCACCCTGTAAACGATTCCTAGCTTTCCTGTCTGCCAGTTTGTCCAAGTTGTCTTCCATGATTCTACCAAGGTTCATGTCCACTTCTTTAGCAAGCATGGCGCAATACCACATAACATCTCCAATCTCGTGACCAATAGCATTTAGTTTAGCGTGATGCTCTTCTCTATCTGCACCATCACGTATTAGCTTCTTTGCTTTGTTAGCAATCTCACCAGCCTCACCAGCCAATCCCAATGTTAGATATTCTAGTGCTTTATTATCTGGGTATATTGCCGTTTCTGCAGCCTTTTCTTGGTACTCCGTTGCTGTAATATTACTCATATATCTCTCCTTCATCCACTGTTCAGCCTCTTCCTTTAACCCCATTGTACTTACCCTTATCTAAATTCTCATAGTAAGCATCGTTCCAACCACGCTGCCACTCTCTATACTGCATAGTATTAGGGTCAAGATTTGGACGATTCTCTTGAAATATTTGCCCTTCATTCTTCGTCACAAATCTACCGCCACGCTTAAAAGCATCGTAGCCCCACTGGTATTGTATACGCAGCGGAGCATCGTACTTACTTAGATTGTTTCTTCTCATCATCAGACTCCTTTGTTTTAGGGAAGTACTTAACAAGCATTTCTAGCTTGTCGTGATAATTAGCAATCTCCTCTAGTTCTTGTTCAATTGCAGTCTGTATATCTTGATGCTCACCAACACCAACTGGGTTTGTAAGTAGTATTTCTACATTAGCCTTGTGCTTATTTATATGACCCACTAGATGCGAAGTCTGTGCTTCAATTAACATGTCTCTCATTTTCTTTTTCCTTTTCTTTTTGTTTCAACCATTCCTCTCTGCAAGGGTGATGAGCAGGTGGGTTATATTGTACCCACCCGTCACCTTTCTTCCATACTACATTCATGCTGCAGCAATGTCAACTATTTCGCACACACCTGCAGTGCAAGCTAACTCACGTCCACCTGATGTAGTATCTTCCTTCTCAAACTCTTGAAGCAAAGACCAGTCTACATTCTTTGGCATCTTAGCTGCCCACTCTTTGTATATGTCAGCATTAACATCCTGATAAGGTGCTTGCTGATATGTATGCTCACTAAATGGTAGGAAGCTGATACCAGATACCTCATCAAAGTGTTCATACACCCATGCACCCACAGCCATCCACTCATTCTCTTTGACAGAGATAGTGACTGATGGTTTGTGTTCACACCAGTGACGCTGGTACAGCAGCCATAGTTCAAGCTGCTCAATGGCTGTCATACCTGTGCGTGTCACTGCGTTCTTAGGTGACTTCATAGGGAATGAGAAGACGGTAGTGCTGTCGGGCTTCATTACGTCTGGCTCACTAGGTATGCCCTGTGAAATCAAGAACTGTGTCAATGGGTCTTTGTTGTCCCCACGGACAGTGCGAATGTAATATGGGTTGTGTCTAGCATGGATACCAGAGGCACTATCAACAAGCTGCGATACTGTACCGCTAGGCTTCACACAAGTAATAGCAGCAGACTGCTCAATGCCAAGTTCCCACGCCATAGACCTGTTTGCATCAATGGCTGTAACACGTAACATTTCAAGCGTATCAGCTACCTGCTTACCTTTGTGCAATGCAGGACAATCCATAATGCCTGTCAGTGATACACCCAGCAATCTCTCTTGCTCTGTATTGGCTTTCCATATGTTACGCAGATACTTAAAGTTAGTCAGCGTAGCTTGGAATGTACCCAAAATAGTGGCAAGGCGTACCTTTTCTTTCAAGGATGTTAGTGTGTCTGTTTCACGTGCAACAACTTCTGACAGATTACAGAACTGGTATGGACGCAGGATAATCTCAGAGCAAGGGTTGCAACCAAAGTCTTGGTCAGCATCACGTCTGCCATTCTTTGCTGCCTGTACCTTTGCTGACTGGCGATTAAATATGCCACGCTCACCTGACTTACTATCATACAGGGATAGCCACTCACGCATGAATGTACCCATCTCAGGCTTATTCTTGTAAGCTACAGAGTTGTTAGCCAACGCACGTTGTCCTTCATTCTCCCACCACTGACCTGACTTGGCATGTGCCATCTGGTCATCATTAAGATTAGATAATGAAATCAATGCACTACGGCGTACACCACCTACGACTACCACTTCACCGATCTTGCACATGATGTCATGGCATTCGATTGGATAGAGTCTGCGACCTGCTGCACCTTTAAACTTCTGTACAACAAACTCAAACAGTTCAACTAAAGGCTGTGGACCTGATGCCCTACCACCAAATGTCTTGAGCCTCGCACCTGCTGGACGTACCTCTGACACATCCCACTTAGGAATCTGACCACTGTACAGCATAGCAATTAGTTCTTTTAGTGACTTAGCCCATCCGGGGCGGCTATCACCTACCTTGATTACTGTGTCTGTCTCATGAAAATTTTCATTCACAACAGGCAGTTTCTCAATGCAGTGACGCTCTACACTAAAGCCAACACCTGTGCCACACATAAGAATGTACATAGTTTCATCAAAGGCACGTGGGCTGTCTACAGGCACATAAGAACAGTTGTATCCACCAACATGGCATCTGTCCAGTGCGGGGCCACTGGTCATCAATGCCCTCATGCTTGGCATGATAGATTGGTTAAGCACGGCTTCTTCTAATTCTGCACGTAGTGTATTTGGCAGAGTATAGTTGTGTTTCTCTTTCAGATGCCCCGACATATAATCAAAGTATCGTTCTACTGTTTCGCCCCATGTTTCTCTACGCTGCTCATCTTCTTTCCAACGTGCGTATCGTGACAGTGCTATAAAGTTTTGGTAGTCTGTAGGTAATGTATTGCTAATCATCTCTTCACTCCGTAATTGTTCTTATGTTTCTAATATCAGCACCCTCAATGTCATAAAAATATTCTTGGATACCGTCCTCTAATTCCTCACCAACCTGACCATCGGCTGGCACTGGATATTCTTCTTCGTCAATATCAATAGTTATAAACATTTTAACTCGCATCACCAGCCATAACCTCTTCTATTAACTTATCCAAATACCACTTAGCTTTTTGCAAATCCTCTAGAGGTTTGTCCTTATAGTCAAATCGCCAAAGGTATTTCATAACATTACCCTGCAGGTAATATTTAAATCCATCATTGGTAGCAGCAGAGATAGCATGAATGCACTCAATGCCCGTTTGGTTGTAATGTGGTGGGCTGTTGACCATATCAACAACATTATCACTTTGTTTATTTGATTGTGCCATACGTAACTTCTCTTGCTCCATCATTGCTTTCATATATCCTTCATGTCTACTCATGCTGAACCCTTTGTTTTAGTGTTAAAGTGCAGGTGTACTACATTACCATCGTAAGTTTTTTCTACCTCTGCTTTTTCTTCTAATTCTACATCAATATTCATTTCATTGTCAATAATTTTTGTTACATATTCATGCACAATATTTCGTAACTCTTCTACTTCTTCCATAACGGGTACAGCCGCACACATCATCTTAGCAAAATGCATAACTTGGTAGTAATCCTCATCATCTAAGGGATTATTTGGCATTGCCATTATAGATATGTCAACTTCACCAGACCACTTACCATCATCATTTGCGAATGGCCTGACACGTATGAGCATATCCTCATTTTGTATTTCTTTAGATAGTTTATCCATTATGTCCATGTTCTATCTCCTTTTTACTTTTGTGCCGCCAAACTTAATAAACTTTGGATGCCTGTTTTTGCCTTTCTCCTTCAACCAATCTTCAGGAATAATCCTGTCATAGTATCTAAAGCCATATTTAATACACCATTCACCATAGGTAGACTTAGCACCCTTACGAAGTTTACGTCTGCTACTTTCAAACACAAAACGAATATCCAAATTCGGATGCTGCTTTTTAATAGCCAGATGCTTGCGTCTGTCTGCTGCGGTGAACATGCCCTTTGTTTCTATAATGATGCCATTGGACAGCACGAAGTCTGGTGTATATGTCCTGTATGCTAGGTCTTCCCATTCTATTTTAACTGCCTCATATAAAAAATCAATCTTTAATTCTTTGAGGTAGTCAGATACCTTAAGTTCAAGACCACTACGATATCCATACTTTCGTGCTGCCCTAAATTGTTTTGCGTTAGCCAACTACATCTCCAACATAGTTCACCATCGGCGGGTTCTTTGCCTGTGACTTTACAGCAGGTAACTCAGTAAGATTATCCCAACAATCAAAGCGATAGCTGCAAAATTTACATCCGTTATTAAGGACTTTATTACCTGTGGGCTTGCCACGAAAAGTCTCAGGCACTGGTTCAAAACATCTTTCAAACTTGTTCTCCTTTACTGTCTGAACCGTATCCTTGATATGGGACACTTCAGTATCAATGTCAAGACCTGTAGCTGGCACATACTTAAACTGCCCGTTGGCTTTATTTACTACCCACCAGCCGCCTGCTTTCTTGCCTGATGCTTTAGCATACCCAGCTAACTGAGCTACATACCCAAAGCCATCACCGTCGGCAAGAGTGTCATAGGATTCAAACTTGTTTCTGTATGACCAGTCTGAAGCTGACTTAATATCGTCAACTGCACCGTCAATGATGAGGTCATAAGAACCTGAAACACTATCGTCACCAAGGTCAAGAGAAACTTTATCTGTGTCTTCGTAACTTACTCCTGCTTCTTTTAGAATACCTTTGAAGATAGCTTCAACAATATCTCCAATCATCATATTCATTACAAATGTTGTTGGCAGGGGAACAGCTACCTCTGGCTTGTTCTTGTCATACCAGAGTTGACAAGTTGGCCTACCCACATTTGACATGCGTAAGCTAAACTTGTCACGCTTGTTGCCCCCACCAAACTGGCGTTGTGCAGCAGCCATGACATCATCACCAATCTGTTTGATTGTTTCAGATGACATGCTTGAATGTCCACGTGTGGCATGTTCAAGATACTGATGCAGTGCCAGTTCAGCAGGATGCTTCATTATGCTACCTCATCTTCTTCGAAGTCCATGTCTACAACATCGTCAATATCCAACTCATCTAAGTCATCATCGTTCTTTGATGATGCTTTTTCCGCATAGGCATTAATGATGTACTCGTTGTAGTTCTGTACCCATGACATGAAGTCGGCAAACTTCTCTTGGTCATCTTGGGTAAGCTCGACAACATTAGTTACATCCAAAGACGTAACAGGTAGGTAGAAGCTATTACCGTTAGGCAGCTTACGCTCTTCTGTGTTCAGCGTTACATTATGCTGCACAGGCAAACGCTTCATCTTAGCAAGCTGGTTAAACACACCGCCCACAGTCTTGAATGCGTCACGGTTCTCTACTTCCCAAATGAACGGGACAGTATCGACACTGGCTTCTTTACCATCAGCATCTTTGGCATTGATTAGCTCAACAGTTCCAAGCACAACACGTACACGTTTGATAGAGCGAATCAATTCCTTAGTAGCATCTGGCAAAGACTTGAAGTCTTCGATCCAGCCAGAAGGCTTACCACAGTTAAAACCACCATCGTTGTCCTTCAAGTCTATGTTCAGGCTATCAGCCATGACAGTCTTAACGTAACGGTTAGGTGAAGCACCTGTAGCCATAACAAATTTCTTATACATAAAGCGTTGCATAAATGGACGCACTATAGCAGACTCTGCGTAGTACGTGGGGCCATCAGGAATCTCTAGCTTATACGTACCACCCTTAACTTTAATGGTGTCTGTGCCTAAGATAGGCGAATGCTGTATACGCAGACGAGCAAGGAACATGCCTTGTTTTTTCTGTGAAGCAGATTCATTAGCCATGCCCATAGCTTTAGCCATTTCAGCATAGTTATTAGTATCAATAGTTGTAATGTCGTTCATACAATTAACTCCTTTTCAGTTGTAAGATCCATAGTTATATCAGGTTACGTCCTTGGTGTCAAGCCAATTCGGACCTATTTTTGCCTCTAAAAGTAAAGGCACATTAAACTCAACTCCCCATCGTTGGGTGATGAGATAAGGTAGTGCTTTATTAGTATCGTCTATTACGCTGATTACCTGTGATTCCTCATCAGGGTGTACGTCAATAACGATACTGTCATGCACTGTATTCACTATACACGACTGCTTATCTTTTAGCAAGTTGTCTATGTGCAACAATGCAATAGGCACGATGTCTGCCGTAGCAAACGATTGCACAGGATAATTCTTTATCTGTGTAAAGTGTGAGATGCGACCACTTGCTTTGCGATACACATCGGGAAAAGCAAATTCACGACCACTAGGTGTCGTAATCTTGCGGGTATTCAGAGCCTCTTTAGCCAGCTTGGTGTGCCACTCTGAGACTCCCTTGTACTTTTTTGTAAAGTGTGTGTAATACTCTGCTTCCGCTGATGTTCTCCCAAAGCCCGTTGCGCCATAAAGAGGTGCGAACGTGTGAGCCTTCGCAGTCTGGCGATCCGTAGGTTGACCAGCATCGGTAATAACTTTAGCGGTGTATGAGTGTACATCAAATCCAGTAGATACTTCTTCAATAGCAACTCCATCTTGTGAAAGATAGGCAGCAGTACGAAACTCCAACTGTGCAAAGTCAGCTTCCATAATCTTACCACCATCAAATCGTGACACAAATACTTTCTTCACAGGAAACGTGCCGCCACGTGGCATGTTCTGCATGTTAGGGTCTGCACCACTGAACCTGCCAGTGGCTGTGCGGTGCTGTAGCAAACGCACGTGCAGTTTACCATCTCGCTTTGTATAAGTCTGTATACCTTCAACGAAAGATGAAAGGTATGTATCCACAGCACTTAGCCTACGTACCTTATAGAGGAAGTCAACAGCGTCTGTCATGCCACGTTGTTTAGCGGCAGACTCTAGCACCTCTAGGTTTTGCTTGCTGGTGCTGAAGCCATTAGCACTTGCCCACTTAGCTGATGGTGGCTTAAACTTTAACCCAGCCAGTTCTTTAGTATTAGTAAGCCTATAACCAAGCCCAGTACAGCGTGGACATTTATTTGTTCTAGCAAATGGTGTTCCATCTTTCTTCACCTTTCTGATGTATCCAGTACCACCACAGTCTCTACACTGCTCTGCTACAGTCTTGTACATCTTATCTGTACCGCCAGCTATCAAGCTGCGGAAGTCTGCGTCATCCATGTATGGGTCAATAGCGTTGCCCCAATACATCTTGTCCTTAACCTTGCGGCTGTAGATTACCCAAGACAATTGCTCTGGGCTGTTCAGGTTGATAGGTGTGTCACCCATCAGCTTACGCACATGCTCTTGCAGGTCAGTCTCAAGCTGCTGCTTCTCCTGCTCAAACTCTGTACGCACATCGTCTAGTGCAGACAAGTCCACCTTGAACCCACGCTGATAGATACGTGCTAGGCACACAGCTACCTCGTTAGTTAGCACCACGGTATTCAATAGCCCTGCATCATCACAACTATGTAACCGCTTTACCTGCTTGTCACACAATTGCTGCGTAGCGTTAAGGTCAGCAGATAGATACTCACACAACTCGTTGTATGGTATGTCACGGGTAGTATAGCCCTTGGCAAAGTACTCTTTAAGAGTATCCTGCTTCTTGGTGTCCAGTTCGTAACGCTCTGCACAAGCCTCAAGAGACAATGGCTCTTTGATACCACGTTGTAGCACATACTCTGCAAGCATTGTATCGAACACAGGCCCGTCATACTTGAAGCCTGACTCCCACAACCACATCAAATCATATGCAGCATTGTGGCAGATAAGTATGGTAGCTTCGTCTAAGAACCATTGCACCTGCTCGTAGAAATGTTGTTGATTAGGTACGTCACAATGGTCAAATGGGAAGTGTCGCTCCACGTCTTGGTCAGTCAACACACCGATCATGGTCAGTGAGTTCTCTGGCTCAAAGGGATCAAGGTGCATCTTGCCATCACGCTTTGTGACAGTATTCTCTATGTCAAGTGTTAGTTTCATTTATCTTTACCTTTATAGTTTTCGTTAAGTCCATCGGGATTTGGAAAAAGTACTCACCCTTGTATACATATTTATTAGGAACTTCCACTGGTGTCAAGTGCTTTACGTCTTCAGAGAAGAAAGTAATAGCTTTGTTTAGTTTGTTATTCCATATGTAAAACAGTGTGGGTTCTACAAAGAACTTCTTCTTTCGTTCAGGTAGCTGCACGGTATCATATGGGAACTTGTCTGTGTCCCACACAACCTTTACTTCACACTCTACCAGTAAATCTTTGCCACCCTTCGTGGCGATCAGGTCTTGTGCATAACGATCTGGGTGTTCACGCACCGTATATCCCCTACGCTCAAGATGTAATTGTGTACGCTGTCGTGCAGCCTTGTCGTACTTATCATACAACGCTTTATCAAATCGTTTCTTCATCCTGTGTACCTCGCTGTCTGATAATCCAATTCAACATTAACCATGCCATGC